CCAGAGATATTTGGAATTTGTAAGACCACACTTTGGCGCAAATCTAAGATCAACAAGTTTAGGAAGGTAGTATATATTCTCAACACTCATTTGAATTCAACTCCTGCCATAACCTCCGTCATGCAAGCGACCATGTTCAACTCATGGTCTGCAACGAATGCAGCCTTGTATTGATAATCAGCAAGGATCAACACTAACTGTGGTATGCTTCCAGTATCAATACGTTCGTACATGCTGTCATACATGTGACGAAAGATAGCTGCTGTATCAACATCGATGTTGTTAGCCACCCATGTTCGCATCTTCTTAAAGTCTTTGGCTTTAAGTGTTTCAAACAAACCGTGGTAGTTGTTCGTGTCTGCATTAACAGAGATGTTTAGAACACCACCCACAGACGCACGCTGAAGTTCATTGAGAACTCGTCGCCAATCTGGAGCATGTTTCATGATCACATTGGCTAGATCACTATCTTGACCGTTCAGATCTACATTCTCTTTCTCAAGAATATCCATAGATCTTTTCATCATCTGACCGCACAAGGCTTGCATGTCTTTCTTAGATGTATTGAATTCATACACACCACACCGAGAGTGGAGTGGTTCAATGATTCTATTCTTGAAGTTACAGGTGAGAATGAATCGGCAGTTATCTGAAAACTCTTCGATGAACCCACGTAATGCAGGTTGTGTCGATTGAGGATTCAGATAATCTGCCTCATCAAGGATAACAACTTTGACACCACCCTGTAGTGATACAGACGAAGCAAATCGTTTGATCTTGCCTCTTAGGGTTTCAATGTTGCCTTCTTCTGAACCGTTGACTATGATAAAGTCTAGGTCAAGTTCGTTGCAAAGAGCCTTTGCAACTGTGGTCTTACCGAGACCTGCGGTGCCGGTGAACAACATGTTTGGTAATTCACCGGACTTGATTATTTCACTGAATGTTTCTTTTAATTTAATTGGTAAAATTGTATCCGCAATCTTCGCGGGACGATACTTCTCAACCCAAAGAAACTCTGGTTTCATTCACACACCTCATCATAATATAAAAATTGGAGCGGTGTGGTGGAACTGCCCCACCTGCACAGACTGGAAGAATGTACCTACTCTATCGTACCACCGCAATAAACTTACTCAGATTCCGATTCACTATTGGACTCTTCAGTCTCTACCATTTGAATCAAAGAAATACATTGGTCTCGTAATTGTCCAATGGTCGCCAACTCTTCACCACGAAACCCGCCTCGACCAGCAACGGTGTCAATCACTGCGACAGTACTTCGTGTTACACGGTTAACCAAATCAATCATTTCTTCATTATCACTCATAATTATGCTCCATACGTACTAGTTTTTTCAAGCGCAACCCAGTATTCAATACCGGAAGATTTATTCACAAAATGTGAGATTAATTTAGATGAGATTGAAACATCATAATCCCCATCAATCATTTTTAGATTCGAAATATTAAACACGAAACTAAAATTAGAATCTTCAAACTTACCATCAACATCAATTGAGAAAGCATTAGAAGTTTTATCGTTATTATCTATAACAGACAAATTCATCACATTTCCAGATGTTGACACTGACACTTCAGTATGACCTAGAACAGAAGCAGCACGTTTGATTTTCAATAACGTTTCACGTTCTAAAGTGAATGTTACTTCAGCTTCGGGCATGATAATATCTTTACTAGGTGAAGTTAAGATATCAGTATCAGAATAATGATACTTAATACGTGAACGTCCACTACCATCACTTACGATAACAAAGTTATCTTCAAACTTTAATCGAGGAGTGTCCAGTAAAGACAAGGTACTAAGAAACTCATTGAGATCATAGATACCAAACTTGCGGGGAAAATCTACGTCTAAGGTAGAAGTACTTAAAACATTCTTTGCTTCGGATACAGTTTTTACTACATTACCTTCGTTGAAAACGATGTTTGAGTTGATTGATGCGAAGTTTTTTAAGACTTCTAGTGTTGATTCAGATAGTTCCATGATATAATCCTTTGTTAATATAGTACCATTATACACCATTAGGTGTGAAAGGTCAAGCGACTTTAGAAAAATTCTTGTGCTTGATGAATTCGATCTTGCGATCAAACTTATTGTCCAACAACTCACCTTTATGTGAGATGATGAATACATTCGTGTCGTTATCAATAGTTTCAAGAATCTTGAGTAGATTCTCTACTCCATCCGCATCGAGAGAACTGTCGAAAGTCTCATCAAGAATCAGTAGGTTGGTGGCGATACTGTTCTTCATCTTAGCAACCTGCCTCCAAGTAAACAGAAGTGCTAAGTCGATGCGTTGCTTTTCACCCTCGGAGAAACTGTCATAAGAAAACGCATCACGATGACGTGACCGTATGGTTTCTTTGAAAGACTCGTCTAAGTCAAAGTGAACGTAGAAATCAAGCACCTGAAGATACTGGTTGGTCAACTGATTGATGACCGGCAGGTATTGCTTGATGATCTTGGTTTTAATACCAGTATCTTTAAGGAGTTCTGTTATGACGTTGTTGTATTCTCGCTGCTCGGCGAGTTCAAGTTTTGCGTCAATAAGAGCTTCTCTTTTACTCTCTTGACTTGAGAGAGTATCTCGTGCTTGTTGCAGGCTATGTACACCTGTTTCGAGTTCGGATAGCTCACCCTGTAAAGAAGTAATTCGTCTTTGTGTCCATGTGATTTTTTCTTTGATGGTGTTGATTTTATTCCGTTCTTCAATTTCTGAATCAATCGAGGACTGAATATCTTGTTTATCATTAGTCAACTTTCCTATTTGATGTTCACACTGTTGTCTTGCTTCTTCAAGTTCGTCCCACTTGTTTTTGGCGTTCTGTACCTTATCCAATCGGAAGGAGGACTCGATGGTTTGCTGACAGGTGGGGCAGTCTTCGTTGTCTTCATAGAATAAAATCTCTTTGTTCGATGCTTTCTGTTTAGCATTAAACTGAAAGACATACTTACCCATCTCATTGATCTTAGTGTCCAATGCAGACTGGCGGGTTTGAAGGTCGGATAGAACATTATCTTCCCAACTAATTACTTGGGTGTTAAGGCGGGCCAACTCTGTTTCTTCTTCTCTAATCAAGTTCAGTTTGTCTTGTTTAGCAGACTCAGAGATTTTTGTTAGTTCACAGAGATGTCTCTTCTGTGAATCAATTCTAGTCTGTACCAGCTGGACTTCATGACTGTTAGCAGATATGGATTCTTTCAATATAGAAGTCTTCTCTTTAAGAATTTGATTCATTTTAGAGAACACATTAATATCAAGGAGATCTTCAATAACATCACGGCGATGTTGTGCGGGGAGCTGCATAAAAGGAATAAAACTGCTGCTCCCCAGCACAACGATCTGGTGAAAAGTTTTGTGGTTCAACTTGAGGATGTTCTGTTCAAGAATCTTTTGGTATTCTTTGTTATGCGAATCCTGATTAATCAAGACATCATCACGGTAGATTTCAAATCGCACAGGTTTCTGCCCACGAACAATGCGATAATGTGCACCGGAGACCGAGAACTCTACTTCAACAACTGATGATTTATTATTGATGCTGTTAATCAACTGAACCTTGTTGATGTTACGATGCGCCTTCCCGAAAAGGGCAAAGGAAAGGGCGTCCAGCATAGTAGATTTCCCTGAACCGTTCTGACCGACCACTAAAGAAGTGGCGGTTTTCTCTAAGTCGAGCTCGGTGAACTGGTCTCCGGTGCTTAAAAAGTTTTTATATTTTAGTGAATGGAATATAATCATACGATTTCTAGGGACTGTGCCTCAATCATTAGTTCACGAACTTGGTTTTTAATGCGGTCTTTGTCTAGTCCAGTATCTACCGCATCGATATAATTATATAACAAATCATCAGTAGAGTCAAGGTTTATTTTATCATCATCAACTTGAGCCCCCGCAAAGTCTTGAAAGTTCTCGGCGATTTGTAATCCATGAATCTTTCTCATGTTAATTCGATCAATGAACTTCTCAAACTCCTGTGGTTTGGTTTTGTTAATCACAATGACTTTCACAAACTTCTCATCAAGATCAGATACGTTTCTTAACGCCTGCTGTTGCTTTGTATCATCGTACAGAATCTTTTCAAATATTGTAACAGGATTCTCAACAGGTGTCAACTCTCGTGTAGATGTATCAAGAATATGAAAGTACTTTCGGTCGTTAACATCTGACCACATAAACTCCATCTGACTGCCTAGATAATGGATGTTGCCTTGATTACTCTTGGTGTGAAAGTGCCCTGACAATACCATATCAAATCTTCTAAACGCATCAGCAGACATACCTCCGGTACATGTCACGCCTTTCTGCATCTCAAATCCATCTAATTCTAAGTGTGCGCCTACCACATCAGCCTTACATGTGTTTAGAAAGTAGCGCGTCTTCTCTTCGTTCTCAGAATTAATCCAAGGTATATGTGCGAACTTCATACCATCATAGTCAACCACTTCTGGCTTCTCAATGATTCTAACCTCTGACATATAATGCCCTAGCAATTCTTTGAGAGCGTTTAGGTTATTGGTGTTTTTATAATAAACATCGTGATTACCTGGAATAATATCCATGTGTATGCCACGAACACGCAACTCATCAAGAAATATTCGGCGATTGTGCGACAGTGCTTTAAAATTAATTGAAGTACGGTTTTCATAGTAATCACCTAGATGTATGATCTTCTTAATACCATGCTCTTCTAGGTACGGAAAGAAAACATCACGATAGAATTTCTCCTGGTAGTCCATGAAAATTTCAGAGTTATTTCTACATCCTGCATGGGTATCATTTAGTATGGCTATTCGCATGGTTTTTCATCCGACATAAATTCAGAAAGATCCGAGTCTGCATGGCGAGTTCTTTTCTTTTTCTGCTTAACTTCTTTAGAGTACTTTTTAATTGACCTATCGCTGTCCTTGACATAATCAATACGCTGCCGCAATTCATCAACAAACGCTTGGGTTTGCTGAGACGCTTGGTTGTTGTCAATTTCTTCTGCGACAAGCATTTCCATACCGCTCTCTGAAAGATACTTGAGCTTAATGTCTTGCTGCTTCTTCTCTTTCTCAATACGGCGTAAAAAGGCATACCACGCAATCTGAGTAAAGTATGCAAACGCATTAGGCTTACCTGTACGTGTCGCCACCTCTAGATTATAATTCTCAATAGCCTTGAGACAATTCTCTACAGCATCCATCACCATCTCTTCACGATATGTATAGCGAACAAAGTTGGCTTTGTGTGACAAGCCTTCAGAGATCTTCAGAAAGCATCTTGCAATATAGTCTGTCACCATTGGCTTAGGAGCGTCAATTTCTTTGGCGGCTCTGACGGTGGTGACGTAATCTACAACAGCTTGTGAGAATTGGGCGTTGTTGACGTAATGTGGCTTTTCTTTTGGCTTAAGCTTTACTGCAGGTGTTTCTGACATTCAATTTCTACCTAATAATTAACATGCACGTATTATACCACAAAAAAATAATTAATGCAACCACTTGACAGATATAGTTTAATATGGTATACTAGAGCATCGCTCGACAGGGAACAGAAGTATACTTTAATGTATAGTGCCTTCATCATCATCTAAAGAAGGAAAGCGAATAATATTAGTCTCAGATTGCTGTTCATCATGCACAACAGTTTTCTTTTTCAACACACTGTCCAGCGCGTTAGCAATCCTATTTAATCCTTCTAGCTTATCTTGGACATAAGCTTCCTTTCTTTCTCTTGCAACATGATGAGAATCAAGAACAGCTTGTTTGTATTGCTCTACCAGATATTCTGTAGGGCGATTTAATGATATGATATGATCCGAATTAATTATAATATAATCCTTGTCATCTTCTAGAAATTGAATCCAAGGTCTAAAAGCAAATGCTCGATCACCACCTTCATATTCAATATTGATTATAGTCATGGTGTTGCGAGCAATAATTTGATTATCATCCTCTTCTGGCCATTCCATAATTTCACAGACAATCTCACTGCCATTGGTTAGCTTCAATTGAGCGAGATCCAGATCATTCTTTTGAAAAATCATTATATAACTACCTCAGAGATTTTATGTTTAAATAGTTCTCTATTATATATCTTAACTCTTTCCGCACTGTGAAGCAAGGTAAAATTTGGTTTACCTGCTCTTAAGTCATCTGCAATGTCATAGAGTTTTGTCGTTCTGCCATCATCTGACAATCGTAGACCTCTACCAATGGACTGTAACACCCTGATTTGCGATTTGCTGGGAGATGCGAAAACAATATTGTGAATGTTTTTAATA